TAGTTAGGTGCCGTGTAGGCGTCGACGCCCTTGCGCTCGATGGTGATCTCTGGGTTGGTCAGTAGGTCTTTCAGTGCACCCTCAGAGCTCTTAGCCCCAGCCCAAAACGCCTCATCGGCTTGCAGGATCAGGGTGTCCTCCAGGTGCCGGTTGAAGTTACCGGTCACGTGCTCTGCCCTGGATACGATCTTATGGTGTGCCTTGACCAGGCCACCCAGGAGCTCGCCGAACTTGGTCTTGCCCGTGCCCTTGCGGCCCCGCAGCACTAACCCGACACCGACCTTGGTCAGTGGCTGCTGAATGATCTGCGCGCACCAGGCGATGATGTAGTTGGCGTACTCTGCGTTGCCGTCTGCGATGACGTCGGTCACGAAGTCGATCCAGGGCTGCACGTCACCCTGCACAGGCTCATAGGTCCAGCCCTGCCACAGGTTGTACTTCGACAGCTTCTCGCTGTCCGGTGCAAAGGTCAGCCCCGCGGGATAGGTCCTGCGCTCGGGGTGCTCCAGCCACAGGTCGACCAGGTTCACCATCTTCGGCTTACCGCCGTCGTCTGCCAGGATGCGGCAGTTGGCGTACTCTTTCTTTAGGTCCTCGAGCTTATAGAGCACGATCGACACGCCCGTGATGTCCTCTCGGATCACCCTGGCGCTGCCTTCAACCTGGACAAAAGCCCAATGCTTCAGCATGCCCGGCAGCTTCTCTTCCTTGACCTCCTCGCCGACGATCTCCATCTCTTGGCGCTTGATGAAGGCAGCCGTCACCGGCGTCTTGCCGTCGCTGTCGAATGTCTCCCACCGACGCTCACACTCACCTGGCTGATACTTGGCGCCGGTCGCTGACCAGTCGTCCCACAGCTCCAAACCCTCCAGCTCACCGTCAAACTGGTGGTGCAGGGCCATGCCGACCTTGATCCAGTCGTCGTGGTGTGCGTCGGGGTCTATCTTCTCCAGGAGCTCACGCATTTCCTGGGCGGTGGCGTTCAGCTTTGGCCGCAGGTGTGACAGGTCGTCGGGGTCGTGCTGCACAGCCTCAACGCCTTTCCGCACCAGCTCCCACCCACGCTCAGACGCACGTCGCTCGAAGTAGTCGACAAACGCCTGCGCCTTCTCGCGCGTAATGACCGGGAGCTTAGTCCAGGGCGTGTCGGCGATGCTGATACCGTTGACCCACTGGTAGGGCTGGTTGGTCTGAGGATGTATCCCGAACGCCACGAACTGCTGCCCGTCCGCCAGGATCTCCACCGCGTGCTTGCTGCCCTCAGCGTCCTCATACTCAGAGCTGCGGATCTTAGTGAACCCGCCCTCGACTCTGAACGGCATGATGCACTTAGGTTTCTTACCGACCCGGATCGGCGACTGGCCGATGTTCTCTTTCAGCCAGTGGATCAGGTCGTAGTTAAGTTTTCGGTCGTGGCAATCGATGTCGACCGCGATGGTCTTACGGCACAGGACACCGATACCGCCGTCCTTGTGCCCGTTGCCTGACCAGGTGTCGACGTCATCGTGCGTCGCCCGGATATCCTGCCAGCCTGGTAGCACTGGCGCCTTCTTGCCTTTCTTGATGGGCACGATTTCGTACCCCATGTCGACCATCCGATGGCCGTATTGTTGTAAGAATGCCATGTATCCCCCGCAGCTTAGACTTCATCGACTTCATTCAATATCTGTGGCGCTAACTGCCACCACTTCACTTTCCCGTCTGTTAACACTTCCATCTGACAGGCTCGCAGCGCCGGCACCTTTCCCTCGGTGCGCCATTTAGATAGCGCCTGCTTAGTTACATCTAACCGTCCGGCCAGCTTGTTGTAGCTGTTCTGAGCCACTAGCTCTGCCACTTTGTCGATGCTGATCCGCACCAATTGCATGTCTTTCTCTTCCACTTTCCGTCCCTCAACTTCAACCTGTACTTACAACATACGGTTGACACCCTATAGTCAAACCCTTATTGTCGCAACAACTTTTGGTTGAAAGTGAATGGAGTGATTAATGGCACACAGTGTTCTGGGGGCATCAAAAGCGCATAGATGGATAACCTGCCCGGGGTCCGTCAGATTAGAAGAAAAATTTCCCGACACCACATCTCCTGCGGCTGCTGAGGGCACGGCAGCTCACGCATTAGCTGAGGTTTGTCTCACGATGAACCTGGCACCGGAACAATACATTGGCTCGACTGTTGAGGGCCACTTGGTCGATGAACACATGGCCGGGCACGTCGCCACGTACATCGACTACATCAACATGCACCCTGGCGTGCACTACTTTGAGGTAAAGGTCGATTACTCAGCCTACGCACCCGGTGGCTACGGCACTGCCGACTGCGTGTCGTTTGCTGACGGCGTGATGCGCGTCATCGACTTGAAGTACGGCCTGGGAGTCAAGGTGTTCGCAGACGACAACGCGCAGCTGAAGCTGTACGCCCTGGGTGCGTTCCTCGAGCACGGGTTCGATTTCCAGGTTGACGTTATTGAGATGACGATCGTGCAGCCCCGCCTGGACCACATCGACACTGCCATTGTGCGTGTGAAGGATCTCCTGGCATGGGCACGTAACGTTGTAAAGCCAGCTGCCGAGTTGGCGATGACCGACGACGCACCGTTCAATCCCAACGAGGGCGCGTGTAGGTTCTGCAAGGCCAAGGCCAGCTGCAAAGCCTTAGCGGATCACAACCTCATAGCCGTACAGGGTGAGTTCGACAACTTGGACGAGGCGCTCGAGCAGCGCAGCCCCGACACGCTAAATCCCGAGGAGATCGCCGAGCTGTTGCAGAAGGCAGACCTCATAACCTCATGGGCGACCAGCCTCAAAGAGCACGCTGCTACCACGTTGTTTAACGGTGGCGTGATACCTGGCTACAAGGTCGTGTCCGGTCGCAGCCACCGCAAGTGGGTCGATGATGAAAAGGCAGCCTATGAGGTGCACAAATTACTGGGACAGGCAGCGTTCACGTCCCGACTCAAATCTCCGGCGCAGGTAGAAAAAATACTTGGCCGCGCAGATAGCGGTGAGATTGCCGACCTCATCGTCAAACCCGAAGGCAAGCCAACCCTGGTATCGGACACCGATCCACGTCCGGCAGTAGGCGCGGCATTTAATGATCTAAATGAGGAATGATCAATGAGCAAAGTCATTACATTGAAGAACGTCCGATTATCGTTTCCACAAATCTGGACCCCCAAGGCGTATATGGAAGGCCAGAACCCGAAGTTCAGCGCGAACTTTCTGCTAGATAAGGACGGCGATGCCGACCAGATCAAGGCATTTAAGGAGGCGATTAAGGAGGCAGCTGCCGCTGGTTTCAACGGGCAGATCCCCAAGGGAATCAAGACCTGCCTCGGTGACGGTGAGGAGAAGGCATACGACGGCTATGAAAACGCTGTCTTTGTGTCCTGCTCGTCGCGCCAACGCCCTGTGGTTATCGACCGAGACCGGACCCCGTTGGTTGAGGAAGATGGCCGCCCATACGCTGGGTGCTACGTGAACGCCGCTGTGTCGCTCTGGGTCCAGAACAACCAGTGGGGTAAGCGTGTTAACTGCAACCTGAACGCGATCCAGTTCGTTAAGGACGGTGAATCGTTCGGTGGCAACGCGATGCGTGTGGAGTCTGTCTTCGACGATATCAGTCAGGAGCAGGCAGCGGACGCTGCAGAGGACGACTTCCTTAGCTAAGGATCGGGGCTTCGGCCCCGTTTTTCTTTATGAAGAAGAAAATTAGCATCGATTTTGAGACATACAGCGAGTGCGATATCCGCTCCGCTGGTGCGTATGCCTACGCCGACCACGACACCACCGAGGTGCTGTGCCTGGCGTGGGCTGTAGATGACCAGGCGCCTAAGCTGTGGCTTCCTGGGGACGCGCTTCCGTTTGAGCTGTTCAAGTTAATAAAGGACGGCGCCGAAGTGTGGGCTTGGAACAGCTTCTTTGAAATGTGCATTTGGAACCTGGTCCTGAAGTGGCCAGAGATTGAGATGCCGCAGTGGAACGACACCGCTGCCTTGGCAGCCGCACAGGCGTACCCGCGTGCATTGGGTAAGTGTGGCGAGGCATTGGGGCTCGAGGGTGACCAGGCGAAGGACAAGCGAGGCAAGCTGTTGATCCAACGGCTCTGCAAACCTTACCGGGGCCAACGCAATCGTGACCCTCAGCTGCTGCAGGAGCTCTACGATTACTGCCTCCAGGACGTTGTCGCCGAACGTGAGATACGTGGCCGGCTGCGAGAGCTGCGTGGCGCGGAGCGTAAAGTTTTTACCTTAGATCAAACCATCAACTGGCGTGGTGTGCGCCTGGATAAGGACAGCATCGAGCACGCCCTGGTAATCATCGACCAGGTAGCGGAGCAGCTCAACGCTGAGGTGGAGAAGATCACCAACGGCGAGATGGCATCAACAGCCAGCCGAGCACGTGCCCTGGCATGGATAGAAAGCCAGGGCTATCAGATGACAAGTTACGACAAGGCAGCTGTACAGGCTGCACTTGACGACGCCAGGTGCCCGCCAAAGGTGCGACGCTTTCTAGAAATTAGGCAGGCGCTATCAAAGGCGAGCACAAAGAAGTACGACGCTATGCGCGCTGTCCTCGGCAAAGATGGCCGGGCGCATGGTGTCCTTTTATATCATGGGGCTGCGACGGGTCGGTGGGCTGGGAGGCACTTCCAACCACAGAACTTGCCGCGACCGAGTGTTGACGACGTCGACAGTGTCATCGACTCGTTGCGGTCCCGTGACCCGCAAAAAGTACCAGGCGAGCCGATGGATTCACTCGCCAGCTGCTTGCGGGGTATGTTGATTGCCTCACCTGGTAACCGCCTCATTGTGTGCGACTACGCCAGCATCGAGGCCAGGGTGTTGGCCTGGATGGCAGACCATGACTCAACCCTGAACTACTTCCACAAAGGGCTCGACATCTACAAGGCCACGGCCTCGGACATGTACGGCATCCCGTACAGATCAATCGACAAGGACCAGCGTTTCCTAGGCAAGGTCGCAACCCTGGCGCTTGGATACCAGGGCGGTGTCCGTGCGTTCCAGAAGATGGCCCAGGCATACGGCGCCGACATTGACGACCAGACAGCCATGCGTGTCCGCGACGACTGGCGCGCAGCCAACAAACCTATCGTGTCGCTGTGGGCTGAGATCGAGCGTGCAGCCATTAGCGCAGTCAGCTGGGGCGATGAAATAGAAACCCGCTGCGGGTCGTTCAAGCTGATCAAGAACGACCTGCTGTTCAAGCTGCCATCGGGGCGCATCCTGTCGTTCCCGAACGCGCACTTCAAAATGAACGAGTGGGGTGACAACCGGCTCGCCTATGAGGGTATGAACAACCAGATCCACCGGTGGGGTGTCATCGACATGTACGGCGGCTCCCTGGTCCAGTCGATTACCCAGGCCATTGCGCGAGACCTCTTGGCCCACGCCGTCACCCAGGTTGAGGCCGCCGGCTACCCGGTCGTGTTGACAGTCCACGACGAGATCGTTGCCGACGTGCCACAGGATCACGGCTCCCTGGCTGATTTCGAGAAGATTATGACCACTACCCCGCCCTGGGGTTTAGGTATCCCTATTGACGCAGAAGGATATGAATCGAGGAGATATAGAAAGTGAAGACGAACATCGACATCGATAACCCGTGCGTGGGCATTTGCTCAACCACCACCGTCGGGTCGATCTGGTGCGTCGGCTGCGCTCGTTACTACAAGGATGTTATTGAATGGAACGGGTACGACATGAACCAGAAGATCCTGGCAATGCACCGCGCTGGATTGCACAAAGGCAAAAAGGAACGTGGCGAAGTCGACGATCACTGCGATTACCTTGGTACGTGAGGCATATATTGAGAAACGCGTTACTGAGTTGGCGAAAGCCAAGGGATGGCTGTCGTTCAAATGGGTGTCGCCTTCGCAGCGAGGCGTCCCCGACCGCATGTATTTTAAAAATGGACAGATCGTCTTGGTCGAGTTCAAGGCACCGGGCAAGAAACCAACGCCTTATCAGGAAGCCATACACCGGCGGCTGCTGGCAGCTGGTGTCACCGTCCACGTCATCGACTCCGTTGAAGATGGAGAGAAACTCCTGTGCTGAAGCGATCTGACTTACACGCTTATCAGCTCAGAGCTGCGGAGTTTATTAGAGAAAATAAATCCGCTGCGCTGTGGATTGATATGGGGCTGGGCAAAACGGTCAGCACCTTGACGGCGCTGTCTGACATGCTCGAGTCCGGTGAAGTAAAGCGCGCCCTAGTGATTGCGCCGTTGCGCGTCGCGCAACACACCTGGCCCAGCGAGGTCGAGAACTGGCAACACCTGAAACATCTTGAGCTGTGCGTCTTAGCAGGTAAGCCACAGGCTGCAAGACTGGCCGGGATAAAGAACAGTGCACCGATTCACGTCATCAACAGGGAGAACATACCGTGGTTAGTAGACACATTAGGCACCAAGTCATGGGCATACGACTGCGTCGTAATCGACGAGAGCAGCTCCTTCAAAAACTCAAGCTCGAAAAGATGGAGGGCCATGAGGAAGATACTGGGCGGCGTCTCTCGGATGATACAGCTGACGGGTACACCAGCGCCGAACAGTCTTATCGAGCTATGGCCGCAGATATATCTGCTGGATCGGGGGAAGAGACTGGAGAACACGAAGGGTAAGTTCCTGGAAAAGTACTGCCGCCAGGTGGGCAACCCGTCCTGGGCGCAGTACGAGGTGAAGCCAGACCGTGTGCCAGCGATATATAAGGCCGTCGAGGATGTCGTCCTCCGCATGGGCGCAGCCGAATACCTGGACCTGCCCGACCGGGTAGACAGCGAGGTTGTGGTGCAGCTCCCTGGACCAGCC